ACCCACACCTTCGGTCAATACGAATCCGTAGTAGTTCGCAGGGATGGCGTAGTCGGTTCCCGTAGATGCGGGATCCAACTCGTTTGCCTGCTGTGCTACACCGACAGCCCGTAGGTTGTTATCGTCAATCGCTAGAGAACACGCACCGTAGCCGCCGTCAGTGGACGTTCCGGCACGCTGGACAGCGTAGCCTTGCAGAACATTAACTGCGGCTTTGATGTAGGTGTACACTTGGAAGCCGTTGTCACCGTTAGGAACGGTGAGCTTGAATCCAAGTGGAGCCTGTTGTGTGTCAGAGACCAAAGAAGGGCTAATGCCCGCTGCTGTAAAACCCATGGGATCCTCCTTATGGGGTGCCTGCGCCGGTGACGACGAAGTTAGAACGAAGCTGCGTAGTGTGCATGCCCATCATGAGCACCAACTCGTAGCGGTAGATGTCCTGATCCGGGATACGGAACGGACCGCGAACTGCGAAGTCGCCCTTCGTCTCACGGCTTGCGTCGTGTCCGAGGGTGAAGAGGTGCCACGTCGGGGTCTTGAACCCGTAGATGATACCATCAGCGCCGTTAGACTGTGCTGAACCGCTAGAGGTGTTACCACCCGCGCCGTAAGCAGCCGAAGCAATGTCAATCGCATCGTCGAGGAAGAAATCGGCTTCCAAGAACTTGACGCCTTGACGTACCAGAGGCGGAGCCTTGTCGCCTTCAACCTTGACCACGCGGACTTGATCGTCCAAGTCGTCGATGTAGTTGAGGTACGAGGACTCATCACCGATCATCAAGTCAACAGGACCAGAGGTCTTGCCCTGACGTGAAGCAGCGAAGTAAGCCTTACGCATTTGGCTACGACCGTTGACAGCAAACGAGGAGATGTCCTCGTACTGGTTACCCCAGCCTGTGATAGCAGCGCCGCCGCCACCGTTACAGAGCAGGTTGTGGACCGTGTTGTTCTGACTAGCCAGAGACAAAGCGGACAAGAAGCCGTCGCGGTTGGTGCCGTCGGGCGCGAAGGCGCGGTTACCGTTCAGGGTGCAGAATGCCTCGACACCGTCGCCGGTGATTGCCGAGTCGCCTGTACCAAGCTGACGGGAGATCCGCTCGTGGAAGTCGGACAGAGCCAACTCTGGGTAGTGCTGAAGAATACGAGCGAGGTCCATCTCGCCGTTTGCTTCTGCAAGGTCTTTGCCGGGAACGTCAAACGCGTAGATGAGGCGAGGTGCTACGACCTTACCACGGTGTGCGTTTTGTGAACGACCGCCTGCGATGATCTCGGTGCCCGTCTGGACGTGGGTAATCGTACCCGGTCCGTCTGTAACAACCGCGAACTCGCGCTCAGGCCCTTTGAGGCTTGCGCTGTCAAGGTTACCGTTAATCAAGATCTTTTCCATAAGCGGATGGAACTTGACGAACAACTCACTGTACGACGGCATCAACTCATTGAGTGCAGTCGCCAGAACGTCTGGTGAAATGGCCATTAGGCCCTCCTAGTTTTCTTAGGTGTTAGTGCTCTACGCGCTGCTAAAGTACGAAAATCACGCAGCGACATTGCTCCCGTATCCGGAGCAAGCGGGGCCTGCTCTGGTGGACGAGCTGGGGTCGTCGCCCCTGCCGTAATCTGCGCCCCCGGACGAGGCTTTGCGGGTCGGCTCTTCGCCCCCTCAGCGAGACGAAGCGCGTAGGTTTCTGGAACCCCGTTTGACTTCGCCTCACGTGCTACTGCGAGAGCCGACTTAGGCAGGCGCGAGGCTACCGCTGCCGACTCCACAGACCAACCGTCTTCAAGCAACGCCGTAAAGCGCTCTTTGAGTTCCCCATCTTCAAAGAGTTGAGGGTTGGCTTCACGAAACGCATTAGCATATTCGTTGGCTTCATCCTCGATTGCTTGATTTACTATCTTCTGATAATCTTTGTACTCGTTTTGCAGGGCGTTGAACTCCTGCTCACGAGTATTGTACTTGGTTTCCCAGTCAGCTACCTCTGTCTGGTACTTAGCCAAGCGGGGGTCTTCTTTGCCCCCCATGAGAGCTTCGTAGATCTCTTTGTTACGGTCGAGATCGTTGTTCAGCTCTTCCATCTTCTTACTGTAAAACGAGCCGATACGCTCGCCCCACGGCTGAAGTTGATCCGGAAACGACTCGTGTTTGCCGTCCCATGTGTCCCAGCCGAACTCGTCCGCAGAGGGAAAAGAGACGGGGGCCTCGGCTTCTGGCTGAGGATCTGGTTCGGCAGTTAGGGAGGACTCCACCTCGACAGGCGCATCCGCTGCGGGCGCGGCCTCTACAGGCGCGGCATCCACAGTTTCAACGGTCTCAGGGGCCCCCGCCTCAAGAGCTTCTTCACTCATCTTCACTCTCCCTTTTCTTTTTGTCGTCGGCCAAGGCAAACTTTGCTACCTTGATCCGCATCTTGCCCCGTCCTTTAGGGCTCAAATCGTTGCCTTCAGCCATAGGGGGCGGCAACATCCCGCCCATGAGATCGTCCATCTCTTCCATAGCTTCGGTGGCTTCCGCCTCGTCCATCTCTTCAACTGCACCATCCATAGGGCCCATGTCTTCTGGGGCCTCGTCCATCATAGGCTCTTTCATCACCAGATCGTATCCAGTTTGGTCAAGCATGGACTTCAACTCCATCTCGGTCTGAGGTGGGTTGTCTTGTAGCTGGGTCAGTAAATCGTTCATGGCAGGCATAAGGGCCTCCTTACAAGCTGATTAGTAAACATAAATATTCTTGTCAAGTTTACCAGACTGTTTAGCCTTCTCTTTCTTACGCCGTTTCTTCTTATCTTCGAGGTCACGGTAGCCCATGCGGCGTGCTGTGGCCTCGGCCTTCTCGGCAGCGGCGTCCCTATGCTTCCTCCAAGCTGCGGAATCAGCCGATAGGATTTCACAATCTGGATTCTTGCGTTGATACTCACGCCAGTCGGCTCCGTTTTCAAACGTCTTGCCAACCTGCTTGACGACTAAAGGTTTAGAAGGCATGGGCCCGATGAGGGCGACCTCGCTGATGACTGTTTCAAGCACGGCACTACACTCTGGACACGTAGTTTTCCCGTGCTGGGCAAGCGGTACGTAGATGTCATTGAAGTACCCGCATCCAGCGGGACACTTAAAATCATACATAGGCATCAGTACTTTCCCTTTTTCTTGCGCTTCGTCATGTTGATCCCTTGGGCAACAGCTTGCTTGCGCGGTTTGCCCTCCTTAAGGAGCTTCTTGATCTTGTCGCTAACACGTTCGTCTGATGACTTGTACTTAGCCATTACTTCTCCTTACCCTTCTTCTTGCGGACCAAGGGGACCACAAGACGAAGGACAGAGCCTACAATATCAAGAATCTTCTTAACAGGAACGCGCATCGTCTTATCGGCCAGTGTCGCCGCGACCACCACCAGCAGCGGCTCCAGCTTTTTCGGGAGCATCACCCGTACCGCCACGTGGGCCGCGAGCCACCTTGACCTTCGCGTCTGTGTCCTGACCGCCACGGAAAGGGGCTCGTCCTTCTCCTGTCTTAGAGCGCAACTCCTTCTTAGTGTCTGGTTGGCCCTCCTGTGCGGAATATGCGCCGTACTTCGGATCCACTTTTTCAGGAGCGTCTCCTGTACCCTTGCCTGCGGCGAGTTGGCTCCTAGGTGCCTTTTTATCCCTGCCGAAGGCCCTGTCTTCCGCTCTGGCCTTAAGCTCGGCGGCGCGTTCGGCTCCGACCCTTTGTTCGATGCGACGAATAAGCGCTTTTGTTTTCTGGTGCTCAACACCATGCTCTTCAAGGCTCAAGACAAGAGCTTTTACGTCTTCTTCGTCCATTGTATCAGATGCTACGTTGTTGACGTTAGGCATCTCAGTAGCGCGTTCTATCATTCCGTTCATAATCGACTCCTAAATAAATGGATTGCCCGGTCCGCCCATGGGCGTGGGGACAGGTGGTGGTTCTGTACCTTCGGGCAATGCACCCGAGTTGAGTGTATCAAGGTTAGCGTTAGGGGGCAACGGACCCGGCATACCGGGCATAGGTGGCATACCCGGCATGCCCGGCATGCCCGGTTGAGGTGGCATGGCCGGTGGTGCCGTCGGTCCTTTCTGTACAGCAAGAACTTCACGCATCTGTAGCAAGTCAAGTAGCTTTGTCAGCAGCTTCTCTTGGTCTACGATGGGAGATTGCAGGAGCAACGGCATATACTGCTGAAGTTTCTGGAGCTGCACAAGGCGGTGGTTCTCCGTAGGTGAGTACGGAATAGCCTCGTAGTCGTACTCAAGGGCCCGGTCTTCAGGGTCGCGCTCGCTAACGAACTGAAGCGAATCACGTGTCGCCGTCAGAACTTTTTGGCTGTCGGTCAGACGGATGGGCAGAAGAGAGTCCTCTGCAAGGAACTCTTCGTACAGAGATACAACCTTATCGGCCATGTCCCGTAGCATATCTTCAACCTGCTTTATTCGTCGTCCGTTTCTTGTTCGGGTCGCAGTGTCGGCAAGCGCGACCTCCGTAGCAACGTCCGCCACACCCACAACCCCCCGACTATACTGAGGGATGCCGAGGATAAACTCAATGACCTGATTACATCTTGCGCGCATCTCCTTAAAAGATGGCGTGATGGATGGGATGGGTGTCTGTCCAATGATGTCTCCGAGAGGCGCGTTGGCCTTACCCTGAATCGCCACCATGGAACCCGGTTGGTTCGCATCTGCGAGGGAGGTCATGATGTCTTCGGGGTTATCGACCAACGCTGTGTTAACAAGCATGACAGGCGTCGAAGTGTGTGCGTGCCATAGCTCAAGGGTATCAATCTCGTTCAGGCGCTCTTGCAGAGACTGGATAAGCTTGATGTCCGACAGGCCCGCGAGGTTTGCCATGTTCTCGTTGAACGACAACAACGTAAACGGGTTTTTGGCGTAGCGGTATGGAAGCTCGCCAGCAAACAGGGGCTCCTCTACGTCCTCAAGGAAGTGGTAGTAGCGGCCCTTGCCCTGAAAGTCATACACCTCGTAGACCGTGACCCACTTGTACACGCTGCGCGAGGCCTCGTTAAGCATCGTAGAGTTCTTAGCGTTGTCCTTCAGCCATGTCGGAAAACCTGTAAAGGTAGCCTTCTCAGCGACCTTTTCGTTGTACATCGTACCCCGACCTTGCTTCTTGGCTCGGCGTGTTTTGAACTCTGCCTCGGTCAGGACCGTCACCTCTACAAGGTAGCGAATGTCGTCCCACTTGGCAGCGGACATATCGAAGAACACGTAACGAGGGTCTACCTCGAAGATCTCAGCCGAGCCCTTACGGAAGTTCCACACTGTCTTCGTGAAGGCCCTGCCGCAGATGGACGTGTTGATCGCGGTCTTCCACAGCTTTGCATGTAGCTTGTTACGGCGGAACACGTCGTTGATCAAAGCTTCGCGGAACTGTGCGGCGGGCCGCATCTTCTCTTGACGTGCGAGCACGGTCATCTGAGGGTTCTGTGGGCAAATGTTGGCGATCATCGTGTCGATGAAAGCATAGGGGTAGTTGGTTTCGAAGTTGATGTCCGCAGTAGGGTCGTCCATAATAGGCGTAGAACCTGACGGGCGATCAGGTTGCGCTCCCCAGTACTCAGATACGTACCACGCACGCCATCGGTCCCACTCGGTCCGCTCCTGCTTAGACTTCGACTTGTGGGTTCTGATAATACCCTGTATCTGTTTGCCTGTAAGTGCCACGCGTCCTCCTAGTTAGCCCCGGCTTTTTTCTTTACTGCGTCTTGTACAAGTAGCACGTCCGCCAAGATCTGCATCGCTAGATCGGGCGTCAAGATCTGCGTACCCTCAATACCTGTCGGTATGATACGTGCCAGTCCGATAGGACCTCCTTCCTCTTCGCCGAGCATGGCGACGATAAGGGGTTCAACCTCACGCGTGTAGTCTTTCTTGGCAAGGTCCATGATGATAGCACGGTACAAGTCCGTCGGATTCACGTAGCCAGTGGCGGTTTCCTCACCTAGAGGACTACGCTCGGGCTGGGCAACGTAGTCAGGTCGTCTCTCTACAGGGGTAAACAACAACGGATCATTCGCGTCTAGCGGGCGGCGAGCCGTGCGGGCCATGTTAGGGAGCTGCTCTAGCGGGGTACCAAATAGTTGTCGGAGCATCTGCCGGATGGCTACATTCGAGGCCTCAGTCGTAGCAAGAAGAAC